CTCCACGTCTAAAAGAGGCGTGGTTAAAGAAAAAAAGAAAGTTGGGCGTCCATCTTCATTTATGCAAGAAGTGGCAGATGATATTTGCACTTTATTAGCGAATGGGGAAAGTTTACGGAAAATTTGTGAAAGACCTGGTATGCCATCAAGTCGAACAGTGCATAGATGGCTGCAAGAAAATGATGAATTTTGTCAGCAGTACGCGCGTGCACGCGAGAGTCAAGCTGATTTTTTGTTCGATGAAATCTTAGACATCGCAGACTGTGCGACTCCTGAAGATGTTTCTGTGGCTAAACTAAGAGTAGATAGCCGCAAATGGTATATCACTAAAGTTGCCCCGAAAAAGTATGGGGATAAGCAAACGGTGGAGCATTCGGGGGAAGTAAAAATAGAGCAACGCACTGAATTGGATTTATCAGGATTGAATATTGATGAACTTGAGCAACTTGAAAAATTACTCGAAAAAGGAAATATTGCACCAAATTCAGCGTGAAAAATCTCGTCAATCCTTATTCCATTTTACCACTCACACGAAACCTGACTTTGTTACGGGCTGGTTCAATCAGATCATTGCCCAAGAACTCCAGCAATTTTACCAAGATGTGATTGATGGCAAACAGCCAAGACTGATGATTTTTGCACCGCCTCGTAGTGGTAAAAGCGAGTTATTTAGCCGTCGTTTTCCTGCGTGGGCGTTTGGAAAAAATCCTGATTTGCAGATTATTGCTTGTTCTTATTCCGCAGACTTAGCTAGCCGTATGAATCGCGATGTACAGCGGATTATGGATGATGAGATTTATCACAATATTTTCCCAGAAAGTTCGTTGAATAGTAAACGCATTTCAACCCTTTCAGGGCAAGCCTTACGCAATAGCGAGATTTTTGAAATATTGGGATATAGCGGGGCATATCGTAGTGCGGGCGTTGGCGGCGGGATTACAGGAATGGGGGCGGATATTGCGATCATTGATGACCCTGTAAAAGACGCGAAAGAGGCTAACTCACAAACTGTTAGGGATAGTATTTGGGATTGGTACACCACAACACTTTATACAAGATTATCGCCTAAAAGTGGGGTGTTATTGGGGATGACCCGCTGGCACGAGGACGATTTAGCGGGGCGATTAATTAAAGAGATGGAGCAAGGGGGCGATCAATGGCGAATTATCAGCTTTCCTGCCATTGCGGAAAAAGACGAGGCGTTTCGCAAAGAGGGTGATCCATTACACCCTGAACGCTTTTCACTGGAACGCCTCGAAAATATTCGTAAAGCGGTAGGGGTTCATACTTGGAACGCACTCTATCAGCAACGTCCATCAAGCAAAGGTGGAGGCATTATCAAAGGGCGGTGGTTTGGGCGATACCAAACCCTTCCGCCGATTAAATTAAAGGCGATTTATGCCGATACCGCACAGAAAACCAAGCAGCATAATGACTACACGGTGTTTCTCGTTGCGGGTAAAGGTGATGACGGTAAGGTATATCTTATCGATCTGATTAGAGGGAAATGGGAAGCCCCTGAGCTTGAGCAGAAACTTAAAGATGTTTGGGCTAAACATCAGCAAGATAGATCGTCAGGCTTGCTTACTAAGGTGAACGTAGAAGATAAATCAAGCGGAACGAGCCTTATTCAAACGATTAGACGGAAAACGCAAATTCCAATTAATCCTATACCGGTTGATTCAGACAAATATACCCGTGTTTTGGGTGTGCAAGGTTATATTGAAAGCGGTTATGTGGTCATTCCGCAATCCGCTCATTGGATCAATGATTTTATTGATGAGTGTGAAGCCTTTACGGCAACAGATAGCCACAAGCACGACGATCAGGTAGATGCTTTAGTGATGGCAATTAATGATTTAATCGCGGGCAATATCGCAATTTGGGACGCACTATGACAACAAGTATAAATGATAGTTTAACCTCAATGTCAATGGCGTTGGGGCGACGACAAGAGCAGGCAACTTATCAGCCCTCTGTAAAATTAACAGATAATCAAAAAGAGCTTGATACGCTATGGGCGGAAAATTGGATTGCCCAAAAAGTCTGCTTAAAAAGAGCGGAGCATATGACGCGTAAATGGCGGGAGATTAAATCGAATGATTTAGCTGCCAAACAGCTTAATGGCTTTTACGATCTAGAACGTCGCTTAAAATTGCAAGAAATCACAAAAGAGGCTTGTATTACAACAAGCCTTTACGGTGGGTGCGGTGTACTCATTTTAACGAATGCGAGCGTGCAATCTCCATTAAACTCAAATCAAGTCATTGAACGTTTATTAGTGATTAAGCCAAATTTAATACAAGGAAAAGGCAATAAAAACACAGATATCCTTTCTGCTAATTTTGGCAAATATAATTACTATATCCTCAACGGTCAAATTGAGGTGCATCATTCCCGTTTATATTTAATGCAGGGAGCGTATCGCAGTGAAAGTGATAATTCGTTGTTTGGTTTTTCTGATTTAGAGGGCATTTACCCTACGCTTAAACGCTTTGATATGCTCAGTATTAATATTGGTGAGTTGGTCACTGAGAGCAAGACGGATATTTTTAAAATATCCGGGCTTAACGTTAAGCTTGCGTCAGGTGGGGCGGAAAGCATCACTGAAGCAATGAGCCATATACAAAATATTAAATCGATTACAAACTGCTTATTGATTGACGGTGAAAGTGAGTATGAACAAAAAGAGCTAACCTTTACGGGATTAAAAGAGTTATTAGTGGAGTTTCGCAATGCCGTAGCGGGTGCCGCTGATATGCCTGTGACGATATTATTCGGACAATCCGTAAGCGGTTTAGCCAGTGGTGATGAAGATATTCAAAACTTCCACGAAAGCATTCACGCATTGCAAGAAAGCCGACTACGACCATTATTTGAACGGCTTGACCCATTATTAGCCCAAATGGTGATAGGGTTTCAGCCGAAAGATTGGTGGTTTGAGTTTCCGAGCCTTCAAGAAATCAGTTTTGAGCAAAAAATGAATGCCTTAACAAGCTTTGCCAATGCAATGAATATCTTTATTCAAAATGGCGTATTGAGTGAAGTGCAGGTGGCGAATGAACTCAATGAAAATGGGTTATTTGCCAATATCTCAGCAGAAGATATTGCGTTACTTGAGGAGCAACAAGATGTTGATGAATTTACCTGAGCTTCTTCGCAACAACAAGCTGATCAAACTGAAGCGATACAAGCCGATCAAGAACAGTAGGCGGGCAGAAATCTGGTATAAGCGGGAATTGTTACTGTTCGTGAAGCAGTTGCGAGATGAAATTGAAAGTGCGGTGGAAAATAACCGCACTTTTTTTTCGTCGCAATTTCACGATGCTGCTAATGATGATCGCACTGCATTACTCGACAAGCTCAATCGCTTAGGGGAAAAAAAGATTGATGAAATGGCAAGCCGTATCGCAGGTGGCTTTACTCAACGAGCGAAAGCTCAGCACGATAACGATTTTAGCCAACGCCTACAGCAAGCCACAGGGCTTGATTTAAAAAGCTATATTCAAAGCAACCCTACAGTGAACGATAAGGTAAACCAGCTTGCTCAAGCCAATGTACAACTGATTAAATCCATTCATAACCAATATTTGGATAAAGTGCAAACTGTAGTACATCAATCCGTATTAAATGGCAAATTAAACCGTGATCTACTTAAATCACTCAAAGAGATTGGCAATATCACCGAAAAAAGAGCCAAACTGATCGCAAGAGATCAATCAAGCAAATTTAACGGAGCGATTGACCAAGCACAGCAGGAGGCGTTAGGGATTACCCACTATATCTGGTCAACCTCCGGTGATGAGCGAGTGCGAGAAAGCCACGCGGAAAACGAGGGGAAAATTTTTAGCTGGGCGAGTCCACCACCGACAGGACATCCGACGCACGAGGTAAACTGCCGTTGTGTTGCTTTACCTTATTTCGGCAAAGATAGCGAAAAACTTGTGGTAGGACTCACACAACAGTTTGAAGAAGATCGGTTATTAAAAGGCTTAATCGGAGCAACCGCATTTAATTTTGTTGCTGAGCATTTGACTAAAATCGTGCCGAATATTGCGGCGTATCGCTTATCCCGTAGTGAGGCAATGTCAGTCATAGCTTATACGGGGGCAATCCACCGACCATTAAATAAAGCGTTAAGGACAGGAACAGCCAGTGCCGAGCAGTTAGTATTAGCAAAAACCTTAGATAACGCACTGAAGAAGATACCCGTACATAATAAAACCACGTATCGCAATATTGAATTGTCGAAGAAAGAGCTTAAAGCCTTTCTAGCCCGCTACCAACAAGGGGCGATTGTGGAGGAATATCAATTTACAAGCACGTCTAAAACAGAGCAAAATATAGGCTTTTCGGGAAATGTGAAATTTATCATTCACGGCAAAACAGGGCGAGATATTGAACAAATCTCTTTATATCCTCACGAAAGAGAGGTATTATTCCAAACTAAGAAAAGGTTTTATGTGAGAAACGTGCAACAGAAAGGTTGGTTTAAGAAAACTTATCTCGTTGAACTTATTGAGGAATAAATATGAGATTAACGTTAGAACAGCAAAAAGAGTTGGCTAAATTTGAAGGTTATTCCGATTTTGATGCTTGGCTAGAAATGGACAAGAAAAGGGCAGAAAAAACAGAGCGTGAACTTGCCGAAGCAGAAGCCTATAAACCCACAAAAGCGGAGATAGCCCGCAAGATTAATGATTTACGGACTAATCCTTTTGCCATTGAATATTATCGCCGTATTTCGATGAATGATGATTTGACTGTGGAGCAAGTTATCAAACGCTTAGAAAAAACCAAAACAAGCGATTAGGAAAAATTAAACCAAAACAGGCCGCACTTTTTAGTGCGGTTTTTTTATGCCTAAAAAAGGAGTGGCTATGCGATTTAATGATAAAGCACAGACCGCACGCACCTTTACTAAAGACGGTTATTTAGTCGTGCCGGCTACCTTGTCTAAGGTGGGGATTTTTGATTATTTAGATAGTGAGTTGAATGTAGGTAATCAAAAAGCGGTGAAAAAGGTTGCCCGAACGGAAGGCTCGTTATTCGGGAATGAAACCATAAAAAGTTTTGAGGGCGTGCCTATTACGGTGGGCCACCCTAAGGAAAATGTAAATGCGAAAAACTGGAAAGCCCTTTCTGTTGGGGTAGTTCGCAATGTCGTGCGTGATCAAGATACGCTAAAAGGGGAGGCGTGGATTTATGATGAGGAAACCATTCGCCTTATTCAAGATCACGGCATTCAAGAGCTTTCTTGTGGGTATGACTGTAAATTGACGCAAACTCAAGTCAATGGGGCTGATTATGAGATGTCGCCGATGATCGGCAACCACGTGGCGATTGTGGCTAGAGGTCGCTGCGGGGGAACGGTTAAGCTAGCCGATGAGGAGAATGCGATGAGCAAAAAAGTGAAACTTCTTGACTCTATCTTAGGCGTTTTTGGTATCAGCCTTTCTGATGAGCAGAAAAAGCAAATTGAAGAAGAGGATGATGAGCAAACCAGTGAAATGCCTAAGAAAAAAAGCGGAGAGAATCAACCTGAAAAACCCGCAGAACAGTCTGCTAAAAAAGAAAAAAACGCCGCTTCTGATGAGGAAAAAGAAAAGGAGAAACGAAACGTGAAAGATGAAGCACTAGTAAAAGAGAATGCGGAATTGAAAGCTAAAATTCAAAAACTTGAAGATGAGGCTAAGGCGAGTGTAACTGCTCAGAAACGTTCCGCTGTGTTGGCTGATGCAAAAATGATTTCCGCTGATTTGAGTTTTGCTGATAGTGATACGGTTAGACAAATTCAAGAAAAAGTGATTGTTCATAGTGGTATTGCTCCCGCTGAAACCTTAACCGCCCTTTCTGATGAGGCGATTGAGGGGATGTATCAAGCGGCAAAAAATATCAGTAAGAAATTGCAAGATCACCAGTTAGGCTCGGCATTTTTAAACGATAGCAAGCCTCAATCGGTGGGCATTGATTTTAATAAACTCTATGGAGGACAACAATAATGGCATATGCAAATAGCACTACTCGTACATTTGCGGGGGAAGTGGGTAAAGGCGGATTAGCCAGTGCGAAAACCACTTCAGAACAATTTAAAGGCAAAAGTCCTATTCAGGCGGGCTTGTTTGTTGCCATTGACGCGACAGGAGGCGTTAAGCCATTAAGTGCGCTAACAGATGTGATTGCGGGGGTGATTGTGCGATCGCTAATTAAAGATGATTTTCAGCCCAATGATTTGGTCGATGTGATGCATATTACGCAAGGGGACAGTGTTTGGGTTACCGTTGGTAAGGGCGTTAGCGTTGTGCGTGGCGATAAGGTCTATGTAAGAGCGGTGAAAAATGGCGATAAAGAGGTTGGCACGATTGATAAAGCTGAAGATAGCGGTAAAACCATTGCCACCGATTTTGTGGTCATCAATGCCACGGAACATTTAGCAGAAATTACACGTTTATAGGAGTAAATTAAAATGGCATTATCTTATTTAACTAGTGCATTAACGCAAGTGCGTGGGCAAATGACACAAACGAAATACCCTGAAATTGTGTTTCCTCAATTTGTTCACGTCGATCAAAATGGTGGCGTGGGGATAACGGAAAAAATCCACTTTGGTGCAGATATTTCAGGGGATTTAGATAGTGGTTTAGTTGGCGATAACACCACGACCTTTGATCAAGTTTCTGTCACCTTTAATCACGCACGTACGCCGATTGTAGATTGGATCAAAACCGTGCAATATAATCAGATTGAGCTAGAGCGTGCTAAATTGTTTAATGTGGCGGTAGATACGCAAAAAATTATGGCATTAAACAAAAATGCTCAACAAACCTTGCAGAAAGTGGCGTTTTTGGGACACGGGCGTGATACTCGCTTAAAAGGGCTGTTAAATGCTTCTGGTGTGGAGGTTTATTCACCGACAGTTAAAAAAGCGGTGAAAACGATGAGCTTTGAGGAGGCGGTTACCTTCTTCAAAGAGATTTTCTTGCGTGGAATGGAAAAAACACACCGTATTGATACGCCGAATGTCTTTGCCATTGACGGTATGGACTTGGCTCATCTTGCGTTACTTACCCGTGATAAAACCGATATTAGCGCTCTTGAATATTTGACAAAAAATTTAAGTGCGGCTGCGGGGAAAACGGTATCAATTAAAGCGTTACCGTCTAATTTTGGTACACAAGTGACGACGGGTAAAACACGGGCGATTGCTTATATTAACGATCCAAATTATGTGGTGTTTGATGTGCCGATGTCGCCGAGTGTATTAGGGGCGAAAGAAAAAGGCTTGGTCACTTATGAAACAGGATTACGTATGGCTTTTGGTGGCGTAACCTTCCTCGAGCCTGATTCTGCATTATACATTGACTATTAGGAGGCAAAATGCCAACCATTGAAGCCTTTAAGGGGCGTTATCCTGAATTTGAGCGAGCCGATGATAATACCATCGGCTTTTTTATTGAGGATGCAAAACAAGAGATTGACGAAAGGCAATGGCGTCATCTGTATTGTCGCGGTGTGTTGGCATTAACGGCTCATTTTATCGCAATGCGTAAAAGGGTGAGTGAAAATGCGGGAGGACCAATTGCGTTATTGGCTAGTGAAAGTGTGGGCGAATTATCGGCAAGTTATGCTATACCGCCTAACGGCGGTGAGGCTTACCATTTAACCGCTTATGGACAGGAGTATCTTCGATTACGCAATCTTGTTGGCATAGGGGTGATGGTGGTATGAGTGTGGAATGGAATGGGGAAAATGCGATCCAAGAACTGGCAACAAAACTGGAACAGTTAGCTAAACGTGATATTGCTGTGGGTATTCCCGCTGAGGATAACGCGGTGTTGGAAGAGGGGTTTAATCTTGCGACTTTAGCGGCTGTTTTAGAGTTTGGTTCAGCGGATAAACGCATTCCAGCACGTCCTTTTTTAACGCAAACGCTGAAAGAAAATACCGCAAAATACACCGCACTTTATCGTGAGGGCATTAACAACGGAGAGGACGCACACCATTTGTTAAGTAAAATCGCTCAAATTGCCCAAGCTGATGTTCAGAAAAACATTGAACAGGGTGATTGGGCGAAAAATGCACCTTCAACGATAAAACGCAAGAAATCAAGTAAACCCTTAATTGATACGGGGCGTTTACGGCAATCAATTAAAGGAGTGGTGAGATGATTAACCAATCAGGGCGATTTCGCTCAAGTCTTTTTCGTAAAACGGTAACCGTTTTTATTGCTAACGAAGATGAAACGGATTTCACAGAAGAAATGAGGGTGGCGATTGTTATTCCCGCAAGTGCTAACGATCTTCAACGACTTCCTGAGGGGGAGCGTTATTTACCCACATTGAAAATTTTTACGCAAGAACCGCTTAAATGCGGGGATTTAGTGCTATTTCGTCATTTCAAATACCGTATTACAAGTGCGACAGACTGGGGGGACTATGGTTACTACCACTATTTCGCAACTCGACTTAGTGCAACTACGCAAGGCCATTCAACAGGCTTTACAATTACCTGAACACAGTGTGATAAGTGGTTATCTACCAAAAGGTCAGCGTTACCCCTGTGCTTTTGTTACGGTTGATTTACTCTCAACGGAGGAAATCGGGCAGAGCAGGCGAGCATTTAATGGTAAGACTGAGCGGATCACCACGAGCTGTTTATCAACAATTAGCCTTTCAGCCTATGGGACAGGGGCGATCACGCTTGTCAATAAATTACGCAGTGTACTGCAAAGCTCAGCAATGATTGACGTATTCAACGCAATGCACTGTGCGATCATTGATTATTCTGCTGTACGCAATCTTACGGCAACGCTCGGTGGCGGCTATGAAGAACGCGGGCAGATGGATCTCACCTTATCTCATCAAATTATTATCGAAACACCACTTGAAGCAATCGCACAAGTTGATGTCGCAACCAATCAGCAATTAACCAAAAATATAAGGAGATAAGCTATGGCATTATCGATTTCGAATATTGTCAATGTACAACTTAATACCGTGCCAAAATCTGCTTCACGTAAAGATTTTGGCGTAGTGGTATTATTTACCCCCGAGGCGGGGAATGTGTTTACAGATATGAAAACCCGCTATCTATACGTTAATAGCCAACGTGAGGTGGAGCTTGCCTTTGGGACGGAAAGCGAAACGGCAAAAGCGGCATTGCCTTTTTTTGCCCAAAGCCCACGAGCAAAACAATTAATTATTGGACGCTGGCAGAAAAACGCAAAAACCATTGAGGCGACCAAAAATGAATTGCGGGGTGCCACCCTTAACCATACGCTAGAAGCCTTTAAGAAAATTACCAACGGCTGTTTTGCCTTTACGCAAGGCAGTACGATTCAAAAAGTAACGGGGTTAAATTTTAGTGAATGTGCGGATTTTGCTGCGATTGCGAGCAAAATTCAGGAAAAACTCACCGCACTTAAAATTCAAGTGAGCTACGATCAAACGGGTAACCGTTTTATTTTTAGTGCGAAAACGGCAGGTGAGGATAAGACAACGTTACTTCATTATGTTTTTGCCGATAGTAGCGATGGCGATTATATCGGAGCAATGCTTAAGCTGGAAAACGGACAAGCTAGTCAGATTATCGGTAAAAATCAGATAAGTTTCAATGCGGAAACGATCGGTGAAGCCTTATTTAATTTTGCGGAGGTCAATAATAATTTCTATGGTTTCTTATTCGCCGCACAATTAACCGATGAACAGGTAGAAACCGCAGCAAAATACGCACAAGCCAATACAAAATTATTTGGGGCAAATGTGATCCGCTCTGAACAGTTAGAATTTACTACAGGCAATATTTATAAAAAATTATTTGATGCCGGCTTAGATCATACGCTGGCGATTTACGATAAAGATGATATGTACGCCGCGTCTTCCGCAATGGCTCGCCTCCTTGCGATGAATTTTGCCGCGAATAATTCAACCATCACACTCAAATTTAAACAGCAGCCCACCATTACCGCAGATGATGTCACCTTAACTGAAGCGAATAAAGCGAAACGATTAGGGATCAACTTTTATACCTATTATGACGATGTAGCAATGTTAGCTGAGGGAACCGTTATTGGCGGTAAATTTGCGGATGAAATTGTGATCTTAGATTGGTTTACTGATGCCGTACAAAAAGAAGTGTTTGCACGGTTATATAAATCCCCAACCAAAATTCCACTTACCGATAAAGGGCAGGCAATTTTAATTTCAGCGGTGGAAAAAGTTTGCCAAGAGGGGATTAATAACGGGGCTTTTGCACCTGGTCAATGGACTGGCGACAGCTTTGGAAATCTCAATACGAACGATTATCTCGAAAAAGGCTATTATGTTTGGGCCGCTCCAATGGATACGCTTTCTGATAGCGATCGAGAGCAACGCAAAGCCACGCCAATTCAAACGGCGGTGAAGCTAGCGGGGGCAATCCATCAATCTGATGTCATTATTAACTATAACCGATAAGGAGGCTTTATGGCGGTTTTTGATCCAAAACAAGTGATTGTTTTGTTAGACGGCAGAGAAATTAGTGATTGGGCAGACGGTGCTGATGTGATTAGTGCGGTGCAAAATCAAGATGCGGGGAGCTGGACAATTGGAGCAAATGGCACAGGGGTTTTTGTGGCAAATCCTGATGCGTCAGGCAAACTTACCCTAAAAATTAAGCAACATTCTGAGGACAATGCGTATTTAAGTAAATTATTTAACCAACAAAAATCCGCGATTAAAACCTTTAGCCCGATGACCCTATCTATTCGAGATTTACTTAATGATGATGTGGTGACCGCAACGAAAGGCTATTTCACCACCCCAACCGGTTTTACGCGTGGGGCGGGGCATAACGCTCAAACTTGGGTGATTGAATTTGAAAAAATGACGCTTAATCTTGAGAAAGGAGTATAACAATGCAAGAGTTTGTTTTTCAATTAGATGAGGTTGAATACCGAATGACACCGGCTAATGCAATGGGGGCGTGGTCGGCACTTAAAAACGCATTGAAATTAGCACAAGGTATTCAGCTTGGCGAAGATACCACAAAAATCGGTGAATCGGTATTAGGGGCATTATTAGCTCATTTAGGTTCACCTGAGATCAAGGCCATTGAAGAGATTGTACTTAATCATACCGTTGCCAATCTACACGGTCAGCAATATCGTTTATCTCATCAGCTCGATAAACATTTTAATCAATATCGAGGGCATTTATTCCCCGTTTTGATAAACGGGACGAGATATCAATTTGCGGATTTTTTTATCGGTGGGGGTGGATTGCTGAAAGATATGCTACCCTCAATCAATCCACTAAACGACATCAAACCTGCCAATCCTTAGTTGATTGGTTTATTTTTACCCCGATTGTGAAAAACCTTTGCACCCTAAACGATTTAAGAACGGTCTATAGCTTAGGCGATTTGCTCGATTTTCATTCGGTGGTCGTAGAAATGTTGGAGGCTGAGCAAAATGCTACTGAGTGAGTTATTAGTGAAAATTGCCGTAGAGGCTGATACAGGAAAACTAAAAAAATTTGATAGTACACTCAAAGCCGTTGGGAAAGCCGCAGGGGTTGTCGGGGCGGCAATCGGGGCAATGGCAGTGGGGATCGGCGTTTTTTTAGACAAAAATTTGACCGCACTTGATGAAATCGCTCAGCTTTCACGTGTGACGGGAGAATCAGCGAAACAAATTCAACTACTCGGCAAAGTCGCTGAAGTCAATGGCTCATCCGCAGAGGCAGCTCAAGCCTCCATTGCGGGGCTTTCTCGCACGATCGGTGAAGCAGCAAATGGTGTCGGCTTAGGTGCGAAAGCCTTCGAGCATTATGGATTGAGTGCGAAAAAAGCCAATGGCGATGTGAAAACCGCTTCTGAAATGATGGAAGAGATTCGCCAAAAAATGAAAGGGTTGAGCGAACAACAGCAAATTGCGATGTTAGCTAAACTCGGTATTGATGCCTCAATGATTCAGACACTGCGATTAAGCAATGAGCAAATGGAAGCAGCATTGCAAAATGCGGAAGCCCTTTCGTTAGGTACGGCTGAAAATGCGGATGAGGCAGCCGCGTTTAAAGATGCTATGACGGAGTTCTGGCAAATCATTAAAGGGGTGAGTGAGTTTGTTTCGCTTCGTCTATCCCCCGTCGTGCGAGAGCTTATTGCGATATTTAAGCAATGGTTTATTACCAACAATCAGCTCATTAAAGGCACCTTGACGAAATTTGTCGATAAACTGAGTAAAGTCATTCGCTTTGTAAGCGGCTTTGTCAACGCGTTAGATCGGGTTATTTCGGCAACTATCGGCTGGAAAAATGTCATTTATCTTGTCGGGGCGGCCGTCGCCTGGTTAAATCGGAAATTGCTCATTACCTTAGCAACAAACCCAATGCTACTCGCCGTTACCGCAATTTGTGCCGCTTTAGTGGGGTTGATCGCCTTAATCGACGATCTTATTGTGTATATGCAAGGTGGCGAAAGCTATTTTGGCAAAGCCTGGGAGCCTGTGATTAAGGTTATCGCAAAAATTCAACAAAAACTTGAGGAGCTACAGCCGATATTTGCACTGATGAAGGCTTGGGTGGAAGAAAGCATTCATTATGTTATTGAGCTATTTTCAGGGCTTTGGGATTATCTGAGTGGGCTTTGGGATTTCCTACAAGGGATATTTAGCGGTGATGGCGATCTGATTGCACAAGGCTTTACTAAAATGATAAGCGGGGCGATCAAGGTGGCTAAAAATTTCTTTAACCTTATGGTTCATTTAGTCAAAGCGAGTATAACAATGCTCGGATCGGTACTATCGGGCTTATGGCAGATTATCACCTCGCCGTTTCGCCTCGCGTTCAAATGGGTAAAAGCGAAATGGAATCAATTTACCCAATGGTTTAGTATGTCTTCCCTCTCAGAGATTTTTAACACTGTGATTGAGATTATCACCTTTCCGTTTAAAGCCGGATTTACGTTCGTCAAAACCCTTTGGGATCTGTTTACCGGCAAAGAAATTAGCGTAGAAAATGTGAAAGAGAATTTTGCTCAAGTCACTGATTTTATCAAAAAGCCTTTTGAGGCGGCGTTTAATTGGGTAACGGAAAAATACGATACTTACATTAAGCCGATTGTTGAAGGGGTAAAGGGATTTTTCTCTTCTGACAAAGAAGGCGGAGGGTGGTTCAGTGGCTGGTTTGGCGGTGATAAGGCGGAGAAAAACGATCTCAATCCGACCGCACTTCCTGCCGCAGGGGCGGTTGCGAATAACGCGGATAACAGCGTAAAAAATAGCAACAACAAGGTAACGACGAACATTACCTTGCAAAGCTCAGGAAACCCTCAACAAGACGCAAAATTGATCGCTAATGAAGTCAATCGCACAATTCAAAATGGACAATCTAGCTTCGCAATGTGAAGTTAGAAATCAAGTTGTTCAGGGTTGATCCCTAATGCGTTAGCGATTTTATTTCTTGTTGTAGGACTTAATATCCTCTCCCCCCACCTAAAGGACGGAGTTTTACGGCACGGAACTGATAAAAAAGGAAATAATAAAAAAGGCAATAATTATGTTAGATTTTGTACAAATTTCTAACCGTGCGATCGGTAATATTAAATTAGATGCGACGACAGAAGAGAGCCATCAATCGGAATTATCTATTACGGAAAATCCGATTGAGTCTGGAGCAAGCATTGCGGATCACAGCGTATTGCAACCTAAACAAATCACGATTGTAGGGGTAATGGTCGATCACGATCAGCAAGGTTTAGGATTGTCTGAATTGGGGCTTCCTCACATTCGGGGAGCAACAGATTTTCTTAACCAATTGCCTTTACCTGTTCCTTTTGCTATGCAAACCGCACAAACTTTGAGTAAAGCAACGCGACTACTTAGTCAAGGGTTAGGAATGGCTGCTCAGGCTCAGCAAGTTTTTGGGCAAGTCAGAGCCTTAGCCCCTTTTTTACCGGATTTTGGGTTAGGTAATCTGCTTGATAGTTCACCGAATAGCAGCAGAGTAAAAAAATGCTATGCGGATTTAATCGCCTGTCAAAAGTCAGGTGAAACCATTGATATTCAAACGGGCTTACACCTTTACCAAAATATGCTATTACAATCAGTTAGCGTAAAACAAACGGCGGACGGTTCGGCTGAATTTACCCTGACTGCCCGCGAGATTTTTATTGTCGAAACAAAATCAATAAAGGGAGCAAATTCGGTAATGGGGAATAAAAAAAGTGGGCGGGCAAGTGTGCAATCTGCGAGTAAAGTCAATCAAGGAATCACTCAACCTAAAGCGGCTGAAAAGATAAAATCTTGGCTGAATAATTTGCGGAGTTAAACGATGTGGTATCAACTTCCAATTACAAACGCCCCTTATCAAGAGCAAGTATTTGATTTTAACGGGGTGAAAATTAAACTGACATTACGTTATAACAGTATTGGGCAATGCTGGGTGATGGACGTAAGCGAGCCGATCAACCAACGCACAATCTGTGAAGGGATGGCACTCGCTATTGGTGTGCCATTATTGCACCGCACATCACAACCCTATCAGTTTTGGCTAATGGAGTTAAGCAAAACACATTTAGATCCAACTACTGTTGAGGATTTAGCCAATCGTTGTCAGCTATTTATTGAGGCCAAAGTATGAAACAGTTCGGACGGCAATGGAAACTTGATTTAATCAGCGACAGTGAGACCCTCTCAATCACCCAACTGCGAGTGGCTTTTTCTATCGATAAGACCATAAGCGAAAAACCTAACCCAGCCCAGATTCAAATATGGAATCTAAACCGTAATCATATCAATCAATTGTTAAGCCAACAGTTTAAAAAGGTGAGGTTATCGGTGGGGTATCAGCGAATTAGTCAGATTTATCAAGGGGATATTACTAAGGCAAAAATCAAGCGTGAAGGACTTGATTTTATTTTAGAGCTTGAATGTGCAGATGGGCATCAAGCCTACACGCAAGGGCGTTCAAATATCACGTTAAATTCAGGGGCAACGGATGAACAAATCCTCGCGGAAGTGCAAAAAAATATGCCCGCACTTGAGGCGGGGACGCAAGATGTCGTCAATAAACGTCAATTACCCCGTGCAAGAGTATTAAATGGTGATAGCCGAGAGATCCTTAATCGTATCGCTAAAAATAATAAAGCAAACTGGTCAATTCAAGATGGCAAGTTGCTTTTTCTTCCTTATGACAAGGTGCTTAATGATGAGGCGGTATTATTAAACCAAGCAACGGGGATGATAGGTACGCCAGAACAAACCGATGATGGTTTGGAGCTGACTTATTTACTTAATCCCGCATTGCAAATTGGCGGACTTGTCAAGGTGCAGTCTATTATCGAATATTTCAATGGTGAATACAAAATTGTCAAACTCTCGCATAATGGCGACGGTCTAGGTGGGGATTGGCTAAGCAAAATGACCGTAGTTGGCGGCAAGTTTAATAAAGTGAAAGGGGAAAGTAAAAAATGACTGATTTCCAATATCAAACCGCAACACCTGAAAGTGCGACAGATATTCAAATTCAAAACACCTTACGACAATTACATACGGCATTGCCCGCCAAAGTTATACATTTTCATCCGACCAAGCAAACGGTGAGCCTTGCGGTGCAAATTAAGCAGGTGTTAGTTGATGGGAAAAGTATTGCTATTCCTCCTTTAATGGACGTACCGATCTGCTATCCACGCGGGGGAGGCTTTGCCATAACATTTCCGTTGCGTGCAGGTGATGAAGGGATCGCTATTTTTAGTGAACGTTGTATTGATGGCTGGTGGCAATCAGGTAACGCCAGCGAGCCGTTAGATCACCGTTTTCACGATCTCTCTGACGCGATGTTTATTCCAGGTATTTGTTCGCAACCGCAATGTGTTAAAAA